AACAAATGCATCAATATCAAAATTCATCTTTTTTGCTCTGGATAATACCATGCCAACTAATGAATTTAATACTTTATCATTTCCATTTTTGTATTGTTCTATAATTTTTGTTGAAGAGTTAAGAACATCTCTGATAATTTCACCAAGTTCATTTGGAACTTTTACACTATCTGCACGTTTAGATAATGTTTCCTTCTTATCTTTTTCTAGCTTTTCATTTATCTCTTTTTGTTTTTCGTTCAAAAGTTTGACAAATGGATTTAAAATTTCAGCTTTGTTAAAAGTTCCATCAAGTAAATCTTTCAAGAAATATTCATACCTCTTGACTTCACCGTCTACTTTTATCTCCATCCAAAATTTAGTGCCTCTACCTGATTCACCTTTTGGATCATTGTCTAGTGTTCCTGAAGTTATATCAATCATCATTTCCCCTTAATCTTCAGTTTAATCGTTTTCAGAATTGGATACTTTGCTTCTTTATACCACTTGCATCTGTCTTTGAAATGTTTCACTGCCCATTTCAATTTTGAATAGACATCAATAACAATAACTTCTGTCTTATCATGTCCCAATCTAAGTGAACGACCAACAGATTGAATTGCTTTAATGAAGCTCTTACCTGGATCAATAAGCATCAAACAGAAAATTCTATCAATTGAAATACCAGTAGAAGCGATACCAACAGAAGCAATAACAATCAAATCATTGTTATCTTCGAACATTTGGTAATGTTCTTTTCTCAAATCTTTTGCTGAATTACCATATAAGAACACTGCACCCTTGATAAGTGATGCCAGTTTTTGACCGAAAGGAATGGAATTCACTAGAACGAGTGTGTTTCCTTTCTCTGCGCACTTGGAAATGATCAAATCTGCAATCATTTCCATTCTAGGTAAACTTTTCGACAAAAACGCTTTTTCTGCAGAATAATCTACGAATTCTTCTTCGATATTTTGTTCTATCAATTCAACAGGTTGAATTTCTACTCTAGCAAGATAACCATTTTCAATTAACCATGCTGCAGTAATCTCTCTAAGAACTGAACCAACTGAAACATGAAGAGACATTTTTTCTACTTCAGGTTTAGGGTACGTTCCTGTTACACCGAACCTAAACGCAATATGTTTACCATCTTCATTTAGAAGTTTCTTGGCTACAGTTGATTTGGCTCCATGAAATTCATCCCAAATAACAACTTGAAAATCTTTTAAGATTCCAGGATTATATTGGATAGCTTGCCATGTAGCAACGATGTTTCCATGATCTAAATCTTTATCGGATCCAGAATATAAACCAACATCCATTCCAAGCATCTCATACCATTCAGCTGTTTGATCAACTAAATCAGAAGAAGGAACGATCGTGATAACCTTGTAACCAATTTGAGAATAAAGATGTGATAGAGTTGCAGTGACTGATGTTTTACCCATACCAGTACCACCAATGATGGTACCAGAACCGGCTTCAATAGCATCTTGAACACATTGGAGTTGGTATGGTCGAAGTTTGAATTGCTTGTTACCAAGCATGACATCTCCGAAAACATCTAGACCTTCTGCCTCAGTGGCGATACCATCTTTGTCAACCTTTGTTATCTTTCCTGGAATTTTGGGAGATTTGAACTGTTGTCGATTGTCAACCAACTCAATATCATATCCCCATTCTTCCAGCATTGGTAGAATTTCATCAAGTAAACGAGTTGATGTTTTACCAGTCTTTTCAAAGAATCGAATAAATCCGTCCCACCTCCCAAGCTTATAGTGTGGCATGAAAAAATAACCTTCTGGATGTATTGCAAATTTCTTATAAAGAATTTCAATATGATTTGGTGTGAGTCCGTTAGTTTGGCACCAAACTTCATCGAGTATTATTAAAGTACATTTCATTTTTGTTAATTAATTGAGCCGTGTTATAAATAAGATAGATTAATAGGAGAATAATATGTATTATGTTTATGGGTATTTCAATCCACTTAAAATATCATTGCTTTCAGATATAGGGTTTGAACCCTTTTATATTGGTAAAGGAAAAAATAATAGAGCTATATTTCACATGTTTGAATCACATTTAATTAAAGATACTAATAAACATAAAGTAAACATCATAAGAAAAATAAAATCAGCTAACCTTGAACCCATAATTAAAATATTGTCTACATTTGAGAATGAAGATCAAGCCTTCACAGAAGAAAAAAGACTAATAGCCGTTTATGGTAGAAGTGATTTAGGATTGGGACCATTATCAAATTTAACAGATGGTGGAGAAGGTTCTTCTAATAAAATATTTTCAAATGAATATCGTAAAAAATTAAGTGAAGGAACGAAGCGTGCAATAAAAGAAGGTAAATTAAATTCCAACTTAGAAGCATTTAAAAATTCAGCAAAGGGTAAAAAACAATCAGCCGAACATATAACTAATAGAAATGAATCAAGAAAAGGTTTTTTATATTCCAAAGAATCAAAAGCTAAGATGTCTGTTTCTCAACAATTAATACGTCAAACACCCGAATGGAAAGAAAAAGCATCTAATGCACAAAAAGGAAAAATTCATAGTTTAGAGCATATTGAAAAATCTATCATTAATAATCCTAGAGTACATCCTATTGAATATTTAGGAATAAAATATAGAAGTTTAAATTATGCAGTAACAATTACAAAAACAAACATTCACAAAATTAAAAAAGATCCTTCTTTTAAAATGTTGTAATAACAATTATAGACTTATTTTTATACGGTGAAATCTGGATTCAGACTACAGTAAAATGTCTCATTAGGTTGTTCTCTAAAAGGTATTTAGTCACATTGATCATCCAAGAAGTACTATTACCAACTGTAATAAATAAAATTGTAATTTTAGATAGTTCGAAAGGTGTTATATCTTCTAGTGGAGTAAATTTATAATTATTTTTGGAATTACCACATTGCAAAGTGATGACTGGGGTAAAAAATTGTGGAGCAATAATAAAAGTTTCTGTTGGACTAAATTTATCATTCATAGTATTGTCTCCTGTAATTCAGCAATTCTAATTTTAGTAATATGACCGACCATCCAGCCTAGATTTTTGATCGCTTCAACGATTGCCAAAGTGTTATTTTTTAGGAGTGTTACCTCAATAATAATTTGATTCAAATCAACAATTTCTTTTTCACTATTAATGTATGCTTGAATATCTCGTGTTGATAATGTACGCTGATATCCTTCTAAATACTTTTTCCAAAGTTTACCGATTCGTTTTTCTTTGATGTTGTTGATCCATTCTTCTAATGCTTTCAGTTCTTGATAAGACTGATCATAAGAAGCTTGGTGGGCAGGGAGAGTGCGAGCAACTTCTTCAAGGCGTCTTCCATCCAACTTAAAGATTTGCTCTGATGCAGCAATCTTCTTTTCATATCTTGGAAGTAGAGGAATAATTTCCTCTAACTTATCTTCATCTAGTGTAAGTATAAAGCTCATTTTGTGATTTCAAAATTGTCAGTTTCGTAGTTAAAATTTATCGACTTTTCCTTCAATCCAGTGAAGGTTTGCATGTCAGTTGAAACGTAAGGGTTGTTACAAATAATAACACTATCGTCTGAATCTGAAGCATAGAGAAAACGAAACTCCAAACTACCAACACTATCAAATATTATTTTGATACAGATGCATTGGTGTTTGGAAATTAGTTTTTTGATTTTTGCTCTAGCAGTAAATGTTAGAAAATCACTCATTGAAGATTTTAATCTTCTACTGCGACTGGTTCAGGAGTCGTGCTCAACTGTTCAATAACTTCCTTCACTTTATTTTGAAGTTTGCGTGTTGAGCTAAAAACTTCTCTGTACGTGGTTTCAAGACCATCACCAGTCAACACTGGGTATGTCAAAATAAATCCACCTGTTACGACTTCAATACTCAAGCTATGCCCGTAATTATTTTCTGTATTCATACTGTTTCTCCTAGTTCAAGTTCATCTTCGACAACTTCAGCAGACATTTCTACTGGGTTGCACTTTGGGTGTTCAAATAATCTTTCACAGATCGTTTCATTGATTTCCTTAGGCTTGAATTTCAAGCTCGTACCATCTGGAAAATCACAACGTACTGAGTGACCATCTTTCACTAACACTTGCATATCCATAAGCATATCAACAAGACCACTGAATGGGCTCATTCCTGAACTATATGGAACTTCAAGTTCGATTTTGGTACCGAGTTTAGCAAATCTAGACTTGTAGGTTTCGAATCGCATTCTGACACCAATAACTTCAGATTCATCTTTCAATTTCAATTTGGTGATTAGACCGATAATTGAACAAGAGAACTTGGTGCTGTTTGTAATAGCCCAGGCTCCATCACCTAACATGATGTCTTGTGGATAAACGTGATCTGTACAGATACCTGCTACTGGCAATCTAGCAATTTGTCCAACCAACATACGTAACATACTCTTATTACGTTTTGCTCTAATACCTTGGTCAGACTTGATAGTTCCGTCCTTAGCATAGTTATCAAATTCTGTTGTTGTGCTCAACATAGCCAATGAATCTATGACCAACAAAACAGGTGGAGAATCTGGATTATTCTTACCATAAGTTTTGATGTAGTTGCTGAAGAAGTCTGAACAGATTCTGTTAACGTCTTCAATTGTAGTGACTTGGAAATAAGTCAACTTTTCTTCACTTGTATCAATACCGATTTTGGTCAAATATTCAGTGTCGATAGCATTTTCAGAATCGAGAACCAACAAATGAAAACCTAAATCTTGTGCACTCTTCATACAATTAGAAGAGATGAAACTCTTACCACTGCCAGATGGGCCAGCGAATAGAGTTAATCGACCAAGAGGAATTCCCTTTTTAAAACTACCACTCAATGCTCGATTAAGTGCAAAGTTTCCTGTAGAAATCCAACTTGATGGACCGCCTAACCCACTATTAATAGTGTCTACTTTGGCTATGCTTTTCTTAAAATCTTTTAGAAAAGATAATGATGCTGCCATATTGTTCTCCTAGAGATGTGAATGGGAAATGTAGAATATACTATTTCAATATCCTAACATTTCCCTTATCGATGCTTACTCGGTTGCTTTAGCTTTTGCTCTTGCGCGGAGTTGTTCTAGAACAGACATTGATTTTGTTGCTGTTGAACTAGATTCTTGTGCTGCTGGTTCCTTTTCAGCTTCAGCGACTGGTTCCTTTGCGGCCTCAGGCTTTTTAGTAGCTGTTGGGGTAGGAGCAGGAGTGTCATCATCATGGTCATCAGGAGCTGCATCATTGAATGCTTTTCCTGTTTGATCAGCAACCAACATTGCTTCAACTGTTGCATAATCAAGTTTGGTACCACGGTA